CATCAAGCGGGGCGGGGAAGACAACAAAGAAGGAAGCGAAAACAACGTTCTCAGTCAACATTCAACAGATTCCGAGAGATAAAGAATTCAGGCAGTGCTTCATTGCGGAGGAAGGATACAGACTCGTGATCTGTGATTGGGCGCAGATCGAACTGCGACTGGCGGCACAGCTCGTCAACATTCCACAAATGCGAAAGGCGTTCCGCGAAGGGATCGACCTCCACACCATGACCGCAAGTCTGATCTACAAAAAACCGATTGAAGAAGTCACCAAGGATCAAAGACAGGACGGTAAGACACTAAACTTCGCTCTTTTGTATGGGATGGGCTACAGAAAATACAAGACCTACGCGGCACAGAGCGGCAAGATCATTTCGTTGTCAGAGGCTAAGGTCGCCCACGCGGCGTTTCATGCGGCATACCCAACGTTGCGGAGTTGGCATCAGGAGCGGGCGGATCTGATTCGAGACGGGTGGGCTTACACCCGAACAGCCTGTGGTCGCCGCCGTTTACTTAGTTACGATGATGCGACGATGATGGCCAGCGCTAACACCCTGATTCAGGGGTCCGGAGCTGACATTCTTAAGATCGCTATATCAGAGTTAGGGAAACACATTACAGACGACGTGCGATTAGTTGCGTGTATTCACGATGAACTAGTGCTTGAGGTAAAAGAAGATCAAGCAGAAAAGTATAAACAGACTCTAGAAAATATAATGATTAAAGCTGCAGAGTGTGTGCTTAAAGACGTTCCAGCTGAAGCAGACGCGAACATCGGCACAACTTGGGCTGACAAATAACGAACTTGAGAAAAAGGTACAGTAAACACCCTTAGAAGGGTTTACAATCTAGGAAAGACTGTCTGGCGCCTTTACTCAAAATGGCTGAGCCTACCACGGGGTACGACTTCCCCACGATGATACAGCAGTTCTATAACCCTAAGTCTGCTAGAGGGAGTCGGCTTGGCAGAGGGCCAGCGTTGGCATCTACCATGATGCAATTTGGGTATGGGACACCGGGCACGAGCGTTACCGTCAGCCCCACATTCTCGAATATTGGAAACCCGACTGTAACAGCAGAAGGGTTTGAAGTAGGGGATATCGATTTATCAAGCTCCACCATGGGGGAGAGCGGTGGCGGTACTAGTGGCGGTACTAGTGGCGGTACTAGTGGCGGTACTAGTGGCGGTACTAGTGGCGGTACTAGTGGCGGTGCTGGCGGTGGCGGGGGAACTAGTGGCGGTACTAGAAGCGGTACTGGTGGGAGATCAGGAGGCGGCGCTGGCGGGGGTAGAGGGGGAGTAGGAACTACCCTTAATGTGAGCAAGGCTTTAAGAGAAGCCATGAGCACAGGTCAATCTAAAGACCCTAGAGTTACAAAGGGAGAGTTAAAAGACATCTACAAAGAGTCCGGTCTAGGGGCTGCAGGCTTCAGAGACTACCTGTACGAAAACAAAGTCAAAGGCGCAGAATTCGGCGGTAAGGCGACCGACTTTTTAAACAGACAGCTAGAAAAAGCTGGAGAAAAACCACTACCGAAACAAACAACAATCAGAACCCCAGACCCTAGGGAAACGAAAAAGCAACCAGCGAACACAGGCGTAGTAGGTTTAATTAATAAAGCGGGTCAACCGGGAACAACAAACATGAAACAGACTCAACCGAAAAAACAAAAAGCTCCAAAGCAACAAGCACCTAAGGCTGAAGCGAAGAAAAAAGCGGAAGCTAAAGCCAGCAGCAGCAAAAAGAAGAAATAAGCGAGCTTACAATCCAGAAGCACAGCCCGTCAGGTATACTCCTGGCGGGCTTTAAACTGAAATGCAAGCAGCAGTAAAACTAGAAAAAGATAAAGAAATCTACACACTCAAAGTCGGTGGTCTTTACTACGGATTGGTTTGGAGTAAAGATGATCAGGCAATTTACCTAACTGAAGAGGGTGTAGCCACGGCGCTCCAAGCGGCAAACGCAGCGAGGAAACTAAAAAAAGATAAAGATATAGGTAAGCCTTCGGTAAAGAAACCGGCGGCTCGTAAAAACACAGATAAAGTTAAAAAGACAAAACCCGTCAAGCTCTACACCGAAGCGGAAATGACCGGAATGACGCACCTGCGTTTCCGCGAAGCGTGGGTAATAACGAACTTGACTGGGCAGTATGTCGAAAAATCACTAACCCGAGATAAAGTCGTAAAGTACAACAAGGACAAGGACAAAGCTCAAGTATTTAAATCATACGAAGAAGCCAGTATGTTGGCAAAAACATTAGATAGCGTTTATGCAGTTGGACATTCTTTAAAACGATTCTTCATCGAGAACACGAATCCAGATCCAATCAGGGAACGTAAAGGTTTCTGGTAGTGAAGCAATACGCACTCAACTTACACAAGGACGGGATTCAAACTCAAATACGAATCGAAGCAAACGACAGCAGCCACGCGCAGGCACAGGCGACAGACATTTGCCGAGCCGTTCAGGCGGGTTCATATCAACTCGCATACGCTGAAGTAGAGCCTACAGAGCTATCTGAACTATTTAAAAAGCTGGCAGTCAACGACTTCAAGCACAGCGATTGTTTTCCCTGGGAAGGTAAATACGACAAAGACGGCTACCCGTGTATCTACCTGTTTAAACAACGGCTATACGTCCGGAACGTCATCCTCAAGTACTTAGATATCCCAAAAGAAGATGCCCACCTAAGACTCACCTGCGGCAACCGAGACTGTGTGAACCCGTTTCACTTCAGCTACGCGGACAGGAAAAACGAGAAACTCACGGGCGGGGATACTCGGATGATGCTAGCCTACGCAAGCCAAGGCGTCAGTGTTACACAGATTGCCAAGGCCTTTAACGTCCATCGCTCAACTATCTACAGGAAACTAGAACGTGAACGTCTTCACTCTCGGTCTTAGAGTTACCGCAACCGCCAACGAAACTGATGGCATTATCGATGTCATCGCAGAGTCCCTACCAGCATCCGACAAACGAATCCCAACCAAACTCCAACTGAAACAAAAGAAGGATCACTACGTAGGCAAGCTTCTCCAGAAACTCGAAGAGAACGAAACCTGTCTGGCTATCGGTCCGACAAAGCCAACTCCCGATGGAGTTCTGGTGATGCAACCGATTCTGATCGTCACCAAAGAAAACTTCGATGATCTCCTGGCGATGAATCTTTTCATTGCCACAGGGGGCCTGGGTCCTAAGTCGGATGAGGTTGAACTTGACGACACAACTGTAACTAACCGTTCGCTCGCGTGGCAAAACGACGAAAAGGAAACCAGTTGGTTCAAGCTCAGCGCATTTGGAGAGTTGTCTAAACAACTGTCCGAACTGGCCCCCGGTACACCGACAATTGCTGTAGGTAAAGTCTCCAGCTCTACTAAGGACGAAAAAACTTACCTGAACTACACCGTCGACAAAGTTCTTTACCTTCCGAAGTCTTCCCGCACAACACCTAAGAAAGCCGCCGATCCTGAAAAAGGAAAAGTGACGACTGCTGCTCTCGGTTCTATTGATTTCTCTCTCTGATTTACAGTCATGGTATTTATCGCTGGCAACTTTGAGGCTGACGAAATTCTCTGTAACGTCCCTCCGCACACGCTAAGGATCGATCTTCAGGCCCGACGTTGGAAATCCGATGTCGATTCTGAGTCTGCCATTGTCGACGCAAACGACAACGGTATTCCGATCGAGTTCATCCTGCTTGGCTTTACTCCGTTCTTCGGAAACCTCGGGATGAGGAACGGCGAAGAGTTTATCCGAATCGCATACGTCGGTGTAACTCCTAAGCATCGTCTCCTCCCACCACGCTGCGTCACAACGACGATTATCTCTGGGAAATCTTCGCAGAAGAACTTCATCGCTTACTTCCAGAATCTCTATAACAATCGAATTAACTGTGCAAGTGTTATCACTAGCACGAAGTTCGTAACGAAGAGTTTCAGTGAGCGTGACCCTATGACGGGTCAAGACGGAAACAAGATCAACTACAACGCTCTGGAGTTTAAGGATCGCCCAGCAGCGGGAGAGACTGAAACTCAGTTGATTGCAGACGTGAACGAATGGTTGAAGGAGAAGGGAGCGGAACTACTTCCGGCTGCTCTGCGCTCTCACATTCCCGGCAGCAACCTTGTGGAGCTGCCTCTGGGGACTGACCACGCCGAGATCAAGCGGAACTTTCTGGCGGCTAATCCTGCAGGAGAAGTGGCCAGCATCGCAGCCGCCAGCGAAGCCCCGCGCCTGGCCTCGGCGGCAGTCGAAAAGTCAGAACCGCCGGAGATCCCAACCAAGTCGACCAAGAAAGCTGTTGAGCTTACGGCTGAACAAGCGGAGAAACTTGGGATAGACTTCTGACGGGTAGTAAGACTAGGGAGGTTTTTCATTGGGCCTCCCTTTTTTTTGCGCATGAAAAGTCCTAAGAAATTTACATTACGGAAAAAGCACGAAGGCGAGTGGCTCGCTCTTTACGCGGAACAGTACGAGCCAGGCATCTGGAATATTGGATGCTGTATACATAAATCTAAAAGAGCGCAGAACGATTGGTACTGGAGGAAAAAGAACAAAAGAAGCAAAGCAGTTAAAAACAATCCTAAAAAGAGAGCTGTAAAAGTAATTAGAGTACTGTATGAACTATTTGAAGAGGCATTAAAAAAAATAAAAAACGCACAAGCAATAATAGTTTGTACAACAACAATTAAAAACTATAGAGTAATAGATAGGTACTTTAAAAATCTAGATACATACAACGATAAAACTGAAGTAGGGTGGTTTTGGGTTATCCTTCCTCAATAAAGGATAGACTTAAGAAACCCAGAGGAGACGACTGTGGGATACGTACCTCTCAATAACTATAACTATGATTCAGGTTATAGAAGAATACAATCAGGTCCTAATCACCAAGGGTTCATAGTATTAACATCAGGTTCCTCAGCCTACGGAGCTAACGAAGGAATTGTCGTACCCGGCTCTCCTTTAAGCGGAAACCTGCTCAATGGAGTCTGGGATTACGACTCTAATTGGCGGTATGTTCCAACCACGCTGCCTAACCAAAGCGGTTCACTGGATCCCACACCGTATAATGCCAGCGGGGCGTTAGATACTTACAATGCTGCACGAATCTACACCAGAGACAACGTAGCTGGTGCGCAGGCGGCGAGTGCTATAGGGCCGGAGACGGGGAAGGTTAATCCGCGTGGTGGGGCGTTGCAGCCTGGAGCAAATGTAACAAGACCGGAAACGTATATGTATTTCGGGGGTGGTGCCCCTGATAATCAAGACTACTCACCGTATAACACACCAGATGCAAACACCGCTGCTGAAGGTAAGACAGGTGGTGGTGTTACGCATCGGAACTATGAGAGTTCATTGCTGACGAATCTGTTGGGAAGTCAGGGTACTTCCGACAGATCGCAGTGGCGGTATCACC